GAGACTAAAATGATTAAGAAATTTATTACAAGCAGACTAGAAGAACGCACATCATGGGATGGCGCAATGTTGGTTGCAGTAGGAGTGATTGTACTTATCGCTGGCCCATTTGCAAACCTTGCCGCATATGCAGCAATCCTATATGGTGCATGGACTATTTGGAAATCTGAATAATGTTTAGTGGCAAGTGTAAGGAACATTTAGATGAAGTAGGAATGACAGGTAGACAGCACATGAGGCGTGCTATCAAAACTGCAATCTTGTTACAACTATGTGTGCCTGCACTTGTCATTCATAGTATTGCTCCACGATATTTTCCAAATACTGCGAGTGATGTTATAAAAAACATACTCAAAGAAAGAGATGAATAATGGCAAGAATATACATACTAATTTTTATCCTAACCATCCTTGGTGGTATAGGTTACGGTGCATACTACATCTACAACGATACAATGCAACGCATGGCAGTACTGAGAGATAACAACGCAAAATTAGAGGTTGCTCTTGACAGTAAAGATGCTGTAATTAAAGAACTACAAAATAATATGAAAAAACAGATTGAGTTATCAAATGAACTCAACACAAAACTTGCAGCCGCAGAACAAGAAAACACAAAAATTAGAGACAAACTAGCAGAGGGTAATCTAGTTGCCGATAGTCTTGCAGACCCTAAAGTTATGGAACAGAAAATAAATGAAGAAGTCAGTACTATATTTGGCTCCCTTAGTAATTCTACTAAGTAGTTGCTCTTGGAAACCAGAAAAAGAAATAGTAACGGTTGACAGAATTGTTAAACCGACAATTGCGATTGTACCAAAACCAAGACCTGTAGAATTTGATGAACTAAAGGTTAAGGTAATTACTGAAGCAAACGTGCAAGAAGTAATTGAAGAAATGAAGACTAATCAAGGACAGTTTCTTGTTTATGCTCTTGATCCAATGACATTTAAAAACTTAGCAATTGGTATAGAAGAAATAAAACGATATATACAACAACAAAAAGATATAATCATCTATTATGAAAAGGCGGTAACAGATGAAAAAACAAGTACGATACCTGTCGGGGAGAACTGAGATGGCAAAATTTGATTCATTGATGAAGGCAACATTTAATCCACCAAGAAATTGGACATTACTTGAAGAGTTAAAATTTTATTCAGATAATATTACTGAAGAACAAGCAAAGATGTTAAGAGAGTGTGAAGTTCAAGTGAGCACAAAGCGTAAGGCTCTGCCTTATATTATTACTGTACCAAAGGGTTATGTAACAGACATGGCGTCTGTACCAAGAGGTTGTTGGGCATTTATTGCACCATTTGATGTTGCAAGAGCAGCAGTTATTCACGACATTATGTATGAGAAAATCAATACACAATACAAAACAGTAAACGAATCTGCTGCAGCAGAAGATGGGCCTGCAACTAAAAAAGAAAGAGAAGCATATCGTAAGATTGCAGATGATACTTTCCTAGAAGGAATGAACGCATCTGAACCACCTGTTGCCGCATGGAAGAAATATGCAGCATACTATGCAGTAAGAGCATTTGGTCGTTGGGCAATCAATAGTAGTGCAAAAAGGGAAGTTTAGGGTAAACAAATGTGGTTTTGGGTCGTTAGTAGTATTGCAGGCAGTTTACTAGGTGCGGCCTCTACTGCATGGTTGAAGGATACAAAAGCTGGTGTTTGGGGATACAAGAAATTTGAAAGTATCGCAAACTGGGCAAAAGATCGTTATGGTATAGATATCTTAGACAAAGAGGATATTGCTTGGAGAACAAAATTTCCAAGTGTCGCAAAGAAAGTGGACGAATTGGAACAAAGATTGCATGACCTAGAAGACCGTCATACTGATGACGGAAGATAGGGTCAAATTAAGTTGCTCGTCAAAACCTTGACTCTATATAAATACTAATAGAACCTAGTCGGAGATATTATGAACAAATTCATACTTGCCGTTTTTATTATAATGTCTACAGTGTCAGCGGCATATTCACAAACAGTTGTTGAAACAACTACAAATTCAAAAAGTGATGTTGAAACAAAAGGACGGACGATTGTAATTAGTCCACCACCTTCTGCAATTTCACCAAGTGTTGGTTCATCTACTTCTGACCTTTGTATGGCAGGGGTATCTGGTGCAGTACAAACACAAATTCTTGGTGTGTCAACTGGTGAGATGGTGAGAGATCAAAACTGTGAACGTCTAAAGATTTCAAAAACATTATATGATATGGGTATGAAAGTAGCAGCAGTATCTGTTATGTGTCAAGACCCTAGAGTATTTCAAGCTATGATGAATGCAGGAACGCCTTGTCCTATTGATGGTTTAATCGGTCAGCAAGCTAAAGATGCTTGGGAGAATCCAGAAAATGAACCACTCAGACCAGATACAAAATCTAGAGGAGGTTTAAACCTTGATCCAGAGAATCGTACCACTCTTATCGGTGGCGCTGTTGTCCTTGGTTTACTCGCCATTCTCTTGGGCGGATAGTGTTTACGGAACTACTAACAATGCAGCAGTAGGTGGTCCAAACTGGTCAATGGGAAGTGTTCTTCCTGATTACTCAGGACCAAATGTTTCATTACAAATCAATGGTTTAACATACTACTATGTCATTACTAAAGATGTAGAGTCTGATGCTACTGTTTATGTTCGAAATGAAGATACAGTAAATGGTGGATATATCTTTGAAGAGATTGATGATTGGTCTGGTCTACCGGGAAACTCTATTCAAAAGTATTTTAGATTTCCCGGCAGTGATGCTGCACAATGGGGTGATGGTAGTATTAGTTTAGAAGGTGACGGCACTATTACTGATCCGTCTGTTATTTACTTGTATAGAATGGATATTGGTGAAGAAGACATTATATGCACTAATCCCCTAGCAAGTCCAGAATGTCCCGGATATTTAGATGCTTTGTATAAATATTTGTCTACACTAGAAGATGTATCTGTAAATGATCCTTACTATGACGAATGGGTTCAAGCACAGTTACAACAAGAAATAGAATTAGAAGACGAACAAGCGGAACAAGATGACGCAAAGCAAGAAGAAGAAGACGATTTAGAACGGAGATTGCAAGTTGATCCAGAAGTCGGCGGTTTGATAGATACTGATCTACAAGACCGTGTTCTGTATGAACTAGCTGCTCCCTTTGCTATTGAACCATATATTGTAGTAGACTATCCAGAAGTATTGGTATATCAGGACACTCTACAAATTGAAGATACAACATTACCTGATAATAATCGAGCAATGAGACAACTAGCATCTGATGCTAAACATTATTCTATGGTACGCTCTCAATATGATAGAGAACAATAATGGAGAAACATATGTTCAGAGTTATCTCGGCTGTTGCATTATTCGTAGCAGCACCTGCCTTTGCCGAAACGATTCCAATTACAGGAAACGTAGCTTCAACCTGCTCTATTTACACTGACACTTCTGGTGTATATGGAGTGCCTTCGCCAGACGAACTTAGCACTATTCCTGCTGATGGAGGCATACATCCTGTCGTAAGATATGATGTAACTATTGCAGACTACTATGTTGCTAAAATCTCTTGGCCTAATCAATTTTCTACTTCGCCAAGTTTGACTGATGCTGTTAATTGGGATGGAGAAACTTCTGTATCTCAAACATCCAGTGCAGCACAGGCAGACTATGAAACCAATAAAGTAGAATATGAAAATGTAACAGAGTTTGATCTTACTGTTGCAGGTTCAGTTTGGTTTGAAGTAGAGTCTACAGTAACCTATGGATATGAGAAATCATTTCCCGGAGGCACATACGCTGCTAATATTACAGCAGAGTGTATTGCAACCTAATGAAATGGTGCATTGCAGCGGTAGTAGCATTATTTGCAGCTACTACCGCCACCGCTCACCAGTGGACGCCGACTTATCCTAAATTTGAAAACTCTTTTGTTGAAGGTGTTGTGGTTACTACCATGAAACTGTTTAACAGAAGAGAAGACGTGCGTTTCTATGAAATCAATGTGTATGATGAAGAATGGAATCCTATTAGGTTTGCAACTGCTACAAAGGTAGTTGAAATGAATTATCTAGAACAAAAAGATATTGAGATTTATGTTTTAGAAAGTGACTGTGACCAAATAGAATATATCTGCACAGTTTCAAAATTATTACTTGATGACACTGATAATGGCATTAACTCTAGAATATGTTCAAAGGTGTAGTCAATGATTAATTATGGATATGTCAGACTTTTCTTATTTGCACTTATAATGGTGCTACTTTATTCTACTGTTGCATTTGGACAATCTAGTTCATTAAACCTGTCTCTGCCTTCTACAGCAGGTAACTATCAGTCAGATAGTTTTAAAGCAGGTGACTTAGATTGTTCTAATGCAATTGGTTCCGCTACAAATTTAGAATTTGGCGTAACTGGCATTATTGGCAGAGGATACACTGATCCTCTTGATGGTTATGTTGACTCACGGGTCGGAGACGTTGGTGTTTTTGCCCGTATTGTTATTCCTTTAGGTCAGAAACCAAAGTCAAGAATTGACTGTAACAGACTTTATGAACTCGAACTGCGTAAGAAACAGTTGGAAGTGATGCGATTAGAGCAGGAGGTACAACAACTCCGTGCGTTACAATTCCAATAGGAGAAAAACGAAGTGTACGAGTATAGAGCGAATTTAGTTAAAGTGGTTGATGGAGACACTGTAGATGTTGATATTGATCTAGGATTTGGAGTATGGCTGCGTGATGAACGTGTTCGTATTATGGGTATTGATACACCAGAGTCCAGAACCAGAGATAAAGTCGAAAAGTTATTCGGTCTTGCAGCAAAAGATCGTGTTAAGTCAATGTTAGAAAGTAATGTTATTCTTAAAACATTTGCTGCAAAAGACGGTGAAGATATGAAAGGCAAGTTTGGTAGAATTCTTGGAGACTTCTTTATTGAGTCTGAAGGTAAACTACTGACTGAAGTTATGATTGATGAAGGCCATGCGGTACCGTACCACGGCCAAAGTAAAGATGATATTCATGCATTACACCTTTCTAATAGAGAAAGACTAGTAGCAAAAGGTGTAGTTATTTTAGAAGATATTTTAGATGAAGGATTAAAGTAATGGCTGAAGAACAAAAAGAAAATCAGGTGCAACAACAACCTATTGATATGCCTGAAGGTAAGATGGAGATTTCTCTTCGTGTATTAAGCAATGAACTTATTGGAATTAAAATGTCTGTTGATGACATGAAGATGAAATGGGTTGTTATTGGCGTAGGTGCTATTGCACTTATGTTATGGGCAGCAGCATCATTCGGTCCATCGCTTACATCGGCATTTGAAGGTGTAGGAGGCTTAGGTGGCTAAAACGTTACAGAAAGACTCTATCTACAATCAATTTGATGAAGACGGTGACGGTATTGTAACAGACGAAGAAATGGCAAAAGCAGAGCGAATGCTTCAAATCGAGAATGACGATAAGAAGCAAGATGCTCAAAGAGGTATGGCATGGTTTGCACTAGCAGGCATGCTTCTCTATCCTTTTGCTATTATTATTGCATCTATCATTGGGCAAGAGACCGCTTCTGGTCTGCTCAAGGATATTGCACCAACATACTTTGTATCAGTAGCAGCAATCGTTGCTGCATTCTATGCAAAGGAAGGTCTTGAAGGTATGAAAAAGGACTAACCAATGGCTGAGATTGAATTCGCTGGGATCAAATTTAAAGGTGGTAAGATGGTAGCAGTTGCTATGGGTCTGTCTACATTAGTAGGTGGTCTCTATGGTGGCTTTGAAGTCTACAAAGACTATATGGATATGAAAGAAATGATCCAAGAATATGTCGCACCTGATCTCAGCGGATTTCAAGAACAGATTTCTGTAATTGAACAGAAGATGGTTAGCACAGAAGACTCAGTTATTCAAGCAACTGACTATGCTAGACAGATTAAAAACGATTTAAAAGATGATGTTACTCGTATTGAAACACTAGTAGATAGACTAGAAGATGATATACGAGAAAGCGAAAAAGAAGTCAGAGAAATGGTAGATGAAGCAGATATTCGTTTTGATACCAAAAGGGATCAACTCTATGCTGATACTGACAGAAAGATCAGAGACGTAGATGAAAGATTATCAGCTAAAATACAAGAAGCACTTGACAATCCTCTAGCGGATTGATATGATAAATAGTTCGCTATATTAATAAAAAAGGAGGATATAAGTGGATATTATTACTAATGTAAAGGGTTGGGTTGGCAAAATTGCTGAACTTGGCGTAAGTCTTCTTGCTCTTACAATCGTAGCAGAACTGCTTGGTCTCGGTTCTGTACCATTTATGCCAGAAGGCGTAAGTGTAATCACAAATGTTACAGGCGTAGTTGATGGACTTGGTTCATCTGGTCTTGTAGGATTGCTTGCTGTTTGGGTCCTTTGGGCCATCTGGCAACGTCGATAATTATTTCATAAGAATATTTAAGGGGGGCTATTTCAGTCCCCCTTTTTTTGAACTTAACTTTAACAGAGAGTAGCAAATGACACAGTTAATTGATCCAACGAAATTTACAAATGCAGTAAGCAAATTAAGAACATTCTTTATGGACAAAGGTTTTGAAGAAGTTCATACACAAAACAGACTTAGCATTTTAGCAGCATGTGAAGACCCATTTAATGTTGCCACCTATAAATACGAAGGCCGTGTATGGCCATTGCCACAGACAGGTCAGATGTGGTTAGAGCATGAATTGCTTACCAAGCCTTCTTCGAAAGGCTTTTTTTGTGTCTCAACTTCCTATAGACAAGAACCTAATGCTATTCCGGGCAGACACGATACAATCTTTCCAATGTTTGAATTTGAAATGCCGGGTGATATTAATGACCTTGAAGCAATGGAACACGAACTGTGCGAGTATATGGGATTTGGTGATATCACTGGTAAGACCTATGCTGAGTGGCAGAAAGAATATAATGTAGATGGTGAACTAGAAGACGAACACGAAAAGAAAATGTATCAAGAATACGGTTCTACAATGATCAAAGACTTCCCTGAGTTTACCTCACCGTTCTGGAACATGTCCAGATACGAAGATGGTGTAACATCCAAAAAGATTGACGTGATCTTAGGTGGTATGGAAACTATTGGTTCAGCAGAACGTTCTACAAATGTTAAACAGATGAGAGATACATTCCATACAATTGCAAATGGTGAGTATGCTAACTTACTGTTTGATTTGTTTGGTAGAGGACGTGTTGAAAAAGAATTGGAAGAGTTTCTAAAGTATGACTTCTTCCCTAGAGTTGGTGGTGGTATTGGCATGACTCGTATGATTGCTGCACTCGACAAACTCTAAAAAGAACAATCCGGGGTGGTGAAATAGGTAAACACGCACGACCGTTTATCGTGTGCTTAATAGGCTTGAAGGTTCGATTCCTTCTCCCGGAGCCAAATAAAAAAGGGGAGTTTTTTGCTCCCCTTTCTTTTTACTTTTTTATACCCATACTCTATATGGTGTAGCAGGATTAACACCATATGCAGTATCAAGTGCTTCAGCATCTACTCTTCTTGCATCACCAACAATGCGAAGATTAACATGCCAGCCTGATTCAGCAGCCGTTTCAGGATATTCATTACCCTCAGAATCAGTAAGAGTAGCACCTGTTGGTTTGTAAATAGTGCCTATGATATCAAACGCATGACTTTCTGAATGCATAACCAAATATGCATCACCATCACTTGGCTGATAAAAGAAAGGTGCCAATGCAGTATTCATAGCAGCTTCATTTGTAAATTTAAAGTTAAAATCAGTTTTGATTACTTCTTCTGACATTAGCTGGTCAGCTCCTGTAGTTGTGCATTAGTTAGCTAGTCGCAGTTACCAAACCAGCATCACCAATATCCGCATCATATTGTACAAACTGACGGATTGTTCCCATGAAGTCCGTAGCAATTTGCAAGTCGGACGCAGACAAATCTGGAAGTGCTGTTGGTGTTGCATTCTCAGTTAGTGCTGTTCCGTCTACAGCAGCGTTTGTAAACGTCGAGCCATGACGGGAGGCAATGTTAAACGAAACAAGAGTCCCCGCTGCAAGAACATTCGACCCAGTATTAACCAAATCATAGACGTTGCTCTCAACCTGCTGGAATGAAATCCGACCAGAGCCGTAAGTAGAATGAGTATCGTAGTTAACACGGATTAAATTATTATTGTCTTTTTTCCAAATCCACAATTGATGCTGTAGAGATTGGTCCTCGTCAGCAAAAGTCATCCGGCCATCCATCTGGATCGAGACGGCAGAGTTATTCCAACCAAATGCTGCTGGAGGGACTACTAATGTTTGTGCTGCTCTTGTTGCAGTAGCGCCTGAAGTGGGAATGTGGGAAGATGCAGTTGGATTTTCTTCTAGTTGAGCACCCCACAGGAACACGCCAGAACTACCATCTCCGGTATAAGACTGACTAGCTCCATCAAAAATACCAATTAAGATTCTATCAGTAGTCCCAGCAGCAGCAGTCACCCTGCAACGATACCAACCATTTCCAAAATTTTCTATTGATGAGGTAACTGTTCCACTCTCTGCTGCAACAGAACCTGACGATAAATCAAACCGAGCAAAATTGCCGGTAACAGAACTGTTCCCAATCTCCATCGCTATCATACTGCGCTCAGCCGCCTTGGCAAATATCGAGTAAGTGTAGGTGTTTGTGTCTGTAAGAGTGGCAACGAAGTCAACTCTATGAGTTCCGCTGGCTGAGCTTTCAACACCCTTGCTTGCTGTCTGACTACCATCTGGAGCCACAGTCCCTGATACATTTTCTGATATCGTTGCCCGGACAGGTGACCAGTTGCTGTCAGGGATAGAGTCTGTGATCAAGTTGGTCCTTGCTTCAGACTCAATAAGCAGCCCCTCGTTGACCCAAGCACTACCACTGTAAACATGATGACCAACCCGAGGCAAATACTTAGCGGCACCATTGGTTGGCACGTAGTACTCAAATCCTGTTGCAGCACCAGGGACTTGACCCATACCGCCGAGGTCCGAGCGGAAGAGATGTGCGCCAAAAGCCTCGACAGTAAAACTATCATTCGTGCCATTAAGTATGCGAGGGAAGCGAGTGGTTGCAGAAGGGGTTTGTGTGATTACAAATCGCTGCCACTCAGTTGTAACAGTTACAGATTGATATTGTCCTGCATCAATGTTTCCTAAATTAACAGATTGTGTACCAGAAGAAACACGCAAATATACACTATATTGAACTGCTGTTGAAGTAGATAGCCCAGCAGTAGTAAGTTGGACGTTATCATTATTTCCAGCAAGAGTGATTTGATATGCGTCAGTTTGACCCGTAGGAGAAGTAGCTCCTGCTGTAACTGTTGTCCCACTGGATGCAGTCCACTGCGAGAAGTCCTCCGAATACGTCACCAAATTGTGCGGAGCCCAGACGATGTTGCCCGAGGAGTTGACCATAGTGGAGTTACTGGTAGTGCTGTAAGTCAGCTTTGGGCTTGCTGCCGTAAAAGCATCAGCAAATAAGACAGGACCAACATCAGTAGCATACTTATTATCATCAAAGTCTAATGCTAGTCTAGGAAGTAGTCCACCTTCGCTGTATGGTCCTCTAACCAGACCATCAATGGAAGATAAACTTGACGTAACGGCTAAACCTAATGATAACATTTTTTACAGTAACCCAATAAGATTCGTTGCAGTTGTTCCAGTAGAGAAAATTCTTTTAGCTCTAATTGGTAAAATAGAACCTGCAATAACACCATTAAAAGTAACAGTACTACCATCAACAGTGGTAAGTTTGATATTACCAGAACCACCAACATAAATTGATCTTGTAGATTTTGTTAAGTCGGTGCTATCGCTTCCTGTGATTGCAAATGCATCTTCAGCAGGTGACTCTAGGTGAGTCCTAAATTTATCGTATATATCTCCCAATGGTATTCTCCTAGGGTTAAATTAGATATTATTATTTATACATTTCACAAATACAGTTTTATATAAAAAAAGAGAAGCTAACCATAGCTTCTCACGGAACTATTTTTGGCGTTCAACCCAATATTATTTAGATAATGTACCCAGGCTTGTTTGTGTCAATCAACAGAGAGTCGTCTTTTATAGGAGTTGGAGCAGTGTTGATATCAACTGACTTTTCAATCTGCTCATACATCTGATAGGTGAGACTAGACAACTGGTGCTTGTCATGGCTGGACATTTCAAGGCTAGCAATCATTACATCAATCACATCAAGTTGTGTATTAATCATTTCAAGTATGTTAACGTTATTGTTTTTAGTAATCATGATATGAACCTTTCTGATCAACTTACATACTTAATATACTCATAAAAAAAGGGCCCGTCAAGACCCCTTTCTTTACTTTTTACCAACTATTTTACAATCTACCATAAAGACCTGATATGTATCATCTGGTCCAGCAGAATCTCTTAATCTAGCGTATTTATTCATTGCTTCATAATAAGGAAGTCTAGTGGACACCGTAGTCGGAGGTGCCCACCAGTCTTTGTCATCATAATGAATGACTACATAGAGATTGATTAGTTCGGAAGAGATGCTTCAATACCTTGAATGTACCAGTCCATAGAAAGCAGGGTTGGCCAATCATCCAAGTTTGCTGCACCAGCAGCACACTCATCAGGAACAGAACCATCTTGCTTCAGCAGACCTTCACATGGAAATGCATGACGGTCACCATTTGCTAGCGCTTGCTCAAGCATAAGTGCTTCAGTAACAAGTGTCTGACCCATAGCATCTACATTGTAACTTTCTAGAGCAACCATGCCTACTTCACCACCTTGACCATCTTTGGTGAAACCCCACCAAGTATCACCACCAGTCCATGTGCCGTCCATTACCTGACCTACACGGTCAACATAGTAAGTATCCCAATCATCTACAATAGAAACGAGATGCGCATTAGGACCAAAGGCAGACATATTAGATGCCTGACCAAATGCATAGACACCAGCATTCTCTGCTACTTGTACAGGTGCAGGAGAGTCAGTGTGCTGTACAATAATATCAGCACCTTCATCAATCAGTGCCTGTGCTGCACCAGCTTCCTTAGCAGGATCAAACCATGTATACAACCAAATAATATCTACTTCAATATCAGGGTTATGTTTCTGTGCTTCCAACATGAATGCGTTAATACCACGCACTACTTCTGGAATAGGGAATGATGCAATATAACCGACTTTATTAGTCTTAGTCATATTAGCAGCAATCATACCTTGGACTACACGACCTTCATAGAAGCGTGCAGAGAACGTAGACATATTGTCAGTGTCACGAACATAACCAGTTGCGTGTTCAAATGCTACTTCTGGATAGTTGGCAGCAACTTCGTTAGTTGCATCCATATAACCAAAAGAGGTTGTAAAGATAATATCATGACCAGTTTCGGCAAGCTGAGTGATTGCCTCTACTGCTTCTGGACCTTCTGGAACCATTTCTAGATAGGTAGTAGATACGTCAGGACCATAGGCTTCTTCTACAGCAAGACGACCAACATCATGTCGGTATGTCCAGCCAAGATCACCAATTGGACCTACATAAATGAAACCTACTTTGGTTTCAGCAAATGCAGCAGTAGCAGTTGCAATAGTGAGTGCTAGGGATGCTAGAATATTCTTAAGCATGGTTTGCAGTTTCCTTGTTTTATATTTAAAAAAGAAAAGGGAGCCGAAGCTCCCCTTTCCGGTTATCCCTTAGAGGGATTCGAGCGCCTCATACATAGCGTCTTGGTCATCATCCCCACCGGGAATCAAACCTTCACCTACGAGAGAACCATCAGGACCAGCCATAAGTACAAACTCTTCAGCGTACTCTGCCAGACCTTCAATTACTCCAATGTGATTATTCTTCACATAAAAGTAAAGAGAACGAGAGATTGGGTAATCGCCAGAGGCAATATTTTCAAACTCAGGTTCTACATCATTAATCACAGCACCTTTAATAAGGTCTGCGTTGTTCTGCAAAAAGGAGAAGCCGAAAATACCTACAGCCTGTGCATCTTGTGTAAGTTGCCCAATAATCAGATTATCATTTTCACCAGATTCAACGTATACACCATCAGCACGAACTTTTGCTGCCTTATATACGCTCTTAGAGCAACCAAGATGCTTCAGACCATCCTGTACTACCAGTTCCATGTATGCGTCACGGGTACCAGACGAAGATGGTGGTCCCAGAAGCATAATATCAAAATCTGGAAGTGCTGGATTGATATCAGACCACTTAGTGTATGGATTAGCAGTCATAGAAGTACAGTCCGCATTAGGAATTTCTTCAACAGTTGCCAAAGCCAACTCTTCAATGGTAAACGCAAGGTCTACACCATCAATAGAGTTAGAGATTACAATTCCGTCGTAGCCAATCATGAATTCAGTAAACTCTACACTGTTAGATGTGCAGGTTTCTGCTTCAGAGGATTTCATTGCACGGGATGCATTAGTAACGTCAGGTGTGGAAAGACCAGTACCCTGACAGAACAACTTCATGCCACCACCAGAGCCAGTAGACTCAATAATTGGGGTGTTGAAGCCGGAAGCTTCCCCAAACGTTTCAGCAACTTTAGAAGCGAATGGGTAAACGGTAGATGAACCAACGATGTTAATAGTGTTGGCACGATCTGCGACTGCGGCGGACGTGGCGATTAAACTCACGAACATTGCAATCATTACGTTAAATGCTCTCATCTTTTTCTCCTTTAAAGAACATTATTGTGGTTGTAACAGTGTGTGAATCATAATCACAATACCAACAGAAGCAGCAAGTCCAATCATCATCTTAAAGAAGTCCTTGCCCACAAGTGGGAAGACTGAACGGAACTTACGTTTTTGAGTAAAGCTTGCGATTGCTAATTCACGACCTGTTAACAGACCAATGAATACCCAAGTGGTAGACATTGGAATATCGTTCCACTCCTTAAAGACCCAGAGAATCAAGAAGTAGAATAAGTCAATGATAGTTGCAGAACGCACATACCGGGTATTGTGTTTCTCCAATACGACGGTTTGAATACGTCCACCATTTTCTCTGAACATCCAGTAAAGACCAGATACAAAAATAACAGAGATTGCGAACATCATTTCAATCGGGACTTGACGTGGCAGGAACACCGCAATGTTTGCCATGTCGTGGCTGAGCCATGTATACCACAAGAATCCTGTAGTTACCCACTGAGCAACAATCCAATATTTTTTGTGTTCATCCTTTACAGGATTAGACTCATCCAAGAGTTTACTAATAATAAACCAGATACCATAGGCAGAAACAGCAGCAATAGCATATCCCATAATCGACTTGACCAACATCTTTTCCAATACAAAGGTTGAAGCAAATGCAGATAGGACAAGAAACGATGTAGATACAGGAACACCAAATCTAGTCAGCACAAGAAGTACTGCTGGAGCTAATGCATGATACCACTGAATTTCTTGGAAGGGAATTTTGTTAAGTCGGCCGTAGGAGATATCACCTCCATTTGTATACCAACCAAACCAAATTGTAAAGAGTAGGACTGCTGACGCTGCGGCCCACATAATCATACGGTTTGTTTTTTGATTTGAGGCAATCCATGTTCCGAGCGTCTGAACAGAATCGTTAGCGATTACAGAGTAGGATGCGAGTAGAAAACCTACAATCATCCAGATTGAAATATAGTCCATTTTTTAATTCCTTTTTGTAGGTTATTATACCTACGATGAAGGTGTTAGAGTTAAATGTTTCGGGTGGGGACCGAAGTCCCCTTCTGTTTCTAGGCTTCCCGAAATGAGCCCACAGTACTTATGCTGCGAGAGCGTAAGCCTTAGGAGCAACGTAATTGTTTGCTTTTAGTTTAGTTTGGTCCTTACGAGACCACCCGGTTTGTCTCCACTCACTTCGTATACCTGTCGATCCTATTTCGCCCCCATCAAAAATATACCTACCTTGATATACTTGTGGTGGAGGCGGTGGGTACTGCCCCCACGTCCAGCATATAGTCCGCTCGCTTCATCAACGAACATCGTTATTTATCACATGTACTCGCTGACTAGAAGCCAGACAAAGAGTGCAACAAACATCAGCAATGCAATGCTGGCTAATACTATCATCAATCTGTTGCCCTGTCAATATCTACAGCATACTCATCTACTTCTGTAACGTTAAAAAATGTTGATTCATATTGAACCAAATCATCATAGTTCTTTTCACTTACCATATAAGGTGAATGCTGCACCTCAAACTCGACCCGACTATGTATGCGTTCAGAAAGATACTCATCAGCTTCCCAACGAGTATCAAAAAATGCTACAGCAGGATTAGGGTCAAGATAATCCACAGATTCAGTAACTTTAAACATTTTCAATCCTTTCAACACGGAAGTCTTCGGTCAACCAACGTAGATCATTAGTCTCAACTGACCGCAGTACAACAGTACCTCAAAAGTTCCGGGGCGCTTTTCAACAACAACCCACACGGCACCATGCTCTTGAATACGTTGCTTACCTTTTTTGGTAATGCCTTTTAAATGAATTACTTCAGCATCTTCATCACTCAACCTCTGTAAAAAGTTCAACCTGTTTAATACTGAACTTAATGTCAGGATTCATTTCTTCAAGAATCATCATCAGTTCAGCAGCGTTACCGGGGCAGGCTTCTTTATTGACAACTTTCATGTCAGTCATGTTCATTACCCAAAACTCAGTCATCTTACTACACCTCAATTTTTTCAAGAATATCTTGGAAATCTGCAAGCATACCTTCACAGGCAGCAACAGCACGATCACGCTCAACAGGGTCTTCAATCTGCTGATACTTAGCAAGGTTTGCTTCACAAGCAGCAATGTAACTTTGAATCTGTTCAATCATAACAAGTCTCCTTACAGAATAGTGGACATTGCGCTACCACCATATACAACAGTCATACGCTTGCTTTTCATCTTCTGCATGATAGCGTTTTTGGTGTAGGCAATTTCATCACCGTCATCATACTGAACAACAACAGTGGTGTCAACATCACCGGGGTAGGTAAATACATCAGTGATTACGCCAGTAACACCTACTGGCTTTGTGTTTACATACCAGACTTCCATACCGATGTTGATCATTTGTTTTCTCTCTTTCTCTGTCTTACATATGTAATGTAGTATTCTGAGTAGAAGGAGTCAAGTACCAATTTGGACTTTTACGAGTTTTTGTCCACCGAGCAAACTTAGACTTTTCTTTGATATAGAAGTCACGATAAGCAAGCACAGTGTTCGGCTGCTTAAGATAATCATCCATGCACTGTGGCGGTGGCGTCCAGCCGCCGTTCATCTTCATAGACTTAGGAGGCAACTGAAGCAGCGGCGCAACTTTGATAGACGTTGCATGAACTTTACCGTGCCGATGAGTGTACTCATCAGACAATGCATTCAGCAAATCTTTAGCCCAGCCATAGTGTTCTACAGATTCACGAATCCAGATGTTAGATGGATGCTTGAGGTGCGCAACTTTGTACAAAGTCTGTTCTTTGTATTCGTCTGGGTGTACCCAGTACTTTACCATAGTCTTACCAGAAACAGATGGGCGTTTTGTTAGCTGACCATCTAGCACTCGGTGAGCAGTGGACAACATTTGTGCAGTTTCTAGGAGCATTTTGTGAACATGTTGATCACAGTGCATCTGCGCTGCTACAACTGGATCACGATCAAGGTAAAAGATATTCATGGCTCATTTCCGTTTTCTATTACGTTTATTACCATATCCTAATCTTTTCATAACGTCAAGTCTTTCTTCATCAGTATATTTGCGCCACTTAGCAATCTCTTCTAGAGTGCGGCCACAACCCTGACATTTACCTTCATTTATTTTACATAAGGATACACAGGGTGTTAAGAACATATCTTCCTTCTTATAAAATGTATAGGTGGGATTAAGGATTACCCACAATGGACCACTGGCAAACTCCTGTCTACTAGGTCCAAACCTACCTGCATCCGCTAAGACGGGTCGCTAAACCCCTTCGGTATTACCTTATCCGCATCTGCCACGGATTATTCAGTCACTATACTATTCCGACCGTCGTCGAAAACTAATTTGGTACTCCCTGCCAGACTTGAACTGGCACAGCCAAAGGCTAACAGATTTTAAGTCTGTCGTGTCTACCGTTTCCACCAAGGGAGCTTATTCACACAAATCATCATATAAAAGAGTATACTTCCTATGAGTGCTGGTGTCAAGAGAAAAGATTCTCCAGAAGATATTTTTAATGTCTATTTTTTGCATAAAAGAATGTTCCTAATGTAATACGTTTTTCAGATATATCTTTTTTAGCGCTGAAAGAGTGCCATGTAGTATTTGGTATTCCACAGAAAATAAATGCACTATTTTGTTTCCACTCAATTTTTTTAGTAGGACTATAATAATCTAGTTTATTTGAATTATACAGCCAAGTTCCGTGGTTGTCTTCAGGAGATATAAATGTAATCAAACTCATCAGTTTAGTTGCAGCCTCTGGATGAATAGGATAGATATAACCAGGCGATTGTATTTGAAGTCCTGATCTATACTTACCATACATATTTCCTAAGCTCAAGCTTCCATAAATATCTCTAAAGACATCATCATGTTCTTTGATGAATAAATTATACTCAATTAAAATATCATATATACCAGCTTTGTGAAATATATATTTCACTTTATCTACATCATCTACATTTTTAATATCATAGTCAGATTCATCTTTAGCAGGAATTCTTTTTTCACCTGCCAGCGCAGCTTTCATAGTATTAGATACATAATATCTTGTTTGTCTCTCAGAATTAAAATATTTATTTGATATTTCAGTAATTTTCTTTTTAGCGCCCACTAAAGGTTTAAAAATATAATCAGGTAAAAAATCATCTATGACTACATGCGGCCAAGGGTCAGTATAATATTGAACATTCATTAAAATACCCTCACGTTATATTTCTTTTCAAACTTATTTGCATCTTTTTCATCATTAACCATCGGTCGACCTTTAATGTTTAGTGATGTATTTAGCAACATAGGTACTCCTGTGCGTTCAAAATACTCTTCTAGAATAGGTCTAATGATTGATCTTGAGTTGGCAGGCACGGTCTGCACTCTTGAAGTTCCATCAACATGAATAACAGATTGTAGGTCATGCTTTGGCTTACAGACATATTGCATGTATCCATTTGTGTGCCCTTCAAACCACTTATCAAACTCTTCTTCTAGAATCAGAGGACCAAATGGTCTAAAGTATTCTCTCTTCTTAATTGCATTTACAGTGTCTTTAATATCATAACGAACATCACCAATCAGCGATCTATTACCTAGCGCTCTTGGTCCCCATTCAGCTTTACCATTTGCAATACCACAAACTTTATGCTCAAGAATGTAATCAACAACTTCTCTTGGATTAACTTCACGATCAATGTCATGCCCTAGATATGCATCAATCCAATTGATCTTAGTGCCGCCAAATTGATTACAATATTCCCATGCAGCACATCCTAATGAGTTACCTCCGTCTGTTGGATCAGAAGTGATCCACATATCATCAAACAAATCCCGTATCTTTGAATTTGCTAGAATATTCTGTGCGACTCCACCAGAGTAGCAAAGCTTTGATCCATACTGTCTTGCTATCTTTGCATAGTGCATGATTTTTTCTTCTGCCCATTTTTGCAGAGAAGCTGCCATATTTACTTTATTGAAATCGCCTAACTTTTTAAAATAAGGCTCACAAAAATTTCTTATATTACGTTCACCTAGCATAAGCACAGAAGTTTTTATATGAACATCTTGACTGAATAGATCAGTATGTAATTTCTTTAAAAAATCATAATATTCAGGTTCACCATAGCAAGAAAGTCCCATGACTGTACCTTCTTCAAAAGGATGATATCCAACTCTTTCAGTAATTTCTGTGTAAAATTGTCCAATAGAATGACTGCTAGTTAAATGATTTTCAAATGTATTAGTGTCTTTATCATATGTGTATATATTGTTTGATGTAAATGTATCTTTGCTTGCACCATCAAGACTCATAATCACAGTGTCTGCATAAGATTCCCAAGGTCTTGTATAAAATGCTGCTGCTGCATGTGATCTATGATGATCTAAGCAAGTATCAATTGCCTTAAAGAAAAAGTCTGATCTATAAGATAAATCTCTAAACAATCCATAATTAGGTCTTTCATTATCAGGAAGCTGAGTCCAAAATGCTTTTGACATTTTTTTACTTTTTAAATGTTTACCACCAAGCCAAAACATTTCTTTGTGATCCATAAAAATATCTTCATAAAAGACTTTGGTGTCAGCATTCATGAATTTATCTAAGAGTGTTTTTGATAGATGTGTATGATGCTTGATTTTACAGTAACGCTCAGATGATGATGCAAAATCAATATTACCATCATCGTCTATCAATGCTAAACTGGCATCATGTGCCATATTAACAATACCAGCAATCATATATTATCCCTTTAGAGCAAAGTTCAAAGCATGTTCCGCTTCTGACTCCATATTTCTGGCTTTGTAAATACTGCCACAATCAGCATCAATTTCTCTACACAACTCTACTATTTCCATAGAAGTTATAGGGTAGCTATCTTTGATAGCACTTGCAGCAATCGCCACCATTATTCTATATAGTCTAAAGAAGTTGCCACCGTTCTCAACACCAGCATTTGTAATATACTCTTTACCTAATGTCTGTGGAAAAAACTTACAATCACGGTATGACTTCCATGTCACAACATTATCAAGCTGATTCTTACGATAGTTAATCACTTCTTTCTGAAGTGGCTTAGGCAGTGTCTCAATAAACTTTTTCTTACGAGAGTTTGCATGAGAAGGAAACTGCTGCATCAAACTAAACGGATTGATAAACTCACCGTCATTCTTGAAAATAAAGTTGTCTGCATCAGGATACTGTGCAGGCACATAGTACATTCGACACAAATCTTTAGTCTGTGCGTCTACTACACCCAGAGCAAGATTGTTAATCGAATGCCAAAACTCTTTAATGCGAGATGCTGGCACCATATCAGTCAAAGGAAAGACTACACGAAACTTTGGCTTATCTTTGCGAGATGATGCTGTAGAGTAGCAGACATAGTAGTATTGCTTCAGAGGTTCTAGAACTGCGTCAATAGTCCCAGTGAAATCATCAACATCAATGCAACACCAACTGCCCCAGCCAAGTACATTGTCGTTAGAGCGTGTTGTAGAGGATTTAAACACAGCAGGACTAATAAGAGGAGAAGAATCACGTCCACCTTTCTGACCTTTCTTTTTAGACAAAGTAAAGAGCAAAGACTCTAGCTCCGCAAAAGAGCTAAAGTCCATGCGACGGTGTGTCTTGTTATCAAATACGTTTTTGAATATAGATAGAGAATAATTCATAGCAAAATATATATCACAAAAAAAGAGGGCAGTCAAGCCCTCTATCTAACATGGTGTAAAGATTTTTCTACAATCTCAATGTCTTCTGGATTATTCACTTCCCAGAAGTCAAAGTGCAGAGGTAGAAGTTTCATACAATGAACATGATATCCGTTCTCTACAAATCGCAACTGCTCAAGTCCTTCGGTGCGCTCTAATGCAGATTCTTCCATATGAGCATAGTCAAACAATGCAGTAGGCTTATAAGCATACATTCCAATATGATAGTACATTGGAATCTTTTCAGATGATGATCTGATGTTTGTCAAGTCAGCACCGTATGGAATCATCTCTTTAGAGAAGTAGATTGCACGATCATTTGAATCTGTGACTACTGTTGTGCCACCTGCTTTACCCTCTGCTCGACAATCAAGAAATCTCTCTGCTGTCTCCATTGGCATACGAAATGCAGGAGTAATAATATCAAACGGCTTATCATGTGCTGCTAGTTGCTCATACTCTTCCATCATCAGTTTAAAAACATAATCAGGAATGAGTGGTGAATCACCTTGTAGATTAATAACATAATCAAACTCTTGGCTAAACTCTTCACCATGCTTGTCAATCAACTTAACCATAGCCTCAGCACAGCGCTCTGTTCCGTTCTTACAGTCTGGATCAGTCATAACATATTCTTGACCAATCTTAATACACAGATTAGCAATGTCCCGATTATCTGTAGCTACATAAACAGGAATTCCAGTGCGCTTACCTGTCTCGATAGTCTGTTCGAGTACTGTCTTATCACCCAGCTTCTCTAACATCTTTCCAGGAAATCGACTAGAGTTATACCGTGCTGGAATAATAATAATTGGTTTAAGTCTCATTATCGTACTCCCATAATAACACCAATGTCATGCATAACTTGGATTTGCTTAATCACTTTTTCATACATTGCATAGGTGAGACTGTTAGGTCCATCTGAAGGTGCATTGTCAGGATCAGGATGCACTTCCATAAAGATGCCGTCTACATGCCCGGTAGCAACAGCGGCACGAACAAGAGCGGGTACATAATCCCGATTGCCACTAGAAACACTGCCAGAACCACCGGGTTTTTGTACAGAATGAGTGGCATCAAAAATAATGGGAGCACGATAATTCTCATGCATATACTGAAGACCAGTAAAGTCATTGACAAGGGTATTATAGCCAAAAGAAGTGCCCCTTTCAGTAATCCAAACATTGTCATCTCCCACTTTACTAATAATGCCAGCTACGTCCCATGGCGCAAGGAACTGACCTTTCTTAACATTTACAATCTTACCTGTGTTCTTTGCCGCCAGTAATAAGTCTGTCTGACGACAAAGAAAAGCAGGTATTTGTAGAACATCAACAACTTCTTTCATGATTGCTACCTGTCCAGTAGTATGAACATCTGTAACAACCTTACAACGAAGCTTACGCCTAATATCATCAAAGATAGGCATAGCACGTTCAACACCAATGCCTCTTTGACTATTTAGAGAGGTCCGATTAGCCTTATCAAAACTCGCTTTAAAATAAAACTCCATACCGTGATCTTCAGCAATGCGCTGACAGTATCTTGCGACTTCAAAAGAGTCTTCTTCTAGCTGACACGGACCTGCAATAATTTTCATTACATAAACTCACTTAAAGAGTGATCATTTGTTTGCCTACGCTGCTTGTTTTCAACAAGAACATCAGACAAAGTTTCTTTGTGGCGTTTGCGAGTAATGTTTTCATAATGATGATCAGCACAAATGTAGTGTCTGCGCCGCTTATCAAGACCGTAAAACTCTACAAGGTCTTTTGCCATCTTGCGAGGCGTCAATGGGCTGTAAAGCTGCAACTGTGCAGACTTGCGACAATTAGGCACAGAACACTTGTACGTCTCTTTGTGATAATTAATCGCTTCTGTCTTACTCATAATTTTGAGAGTCATGTCACTTCTCCAAGTGTTTTTCATAGGTATTTTTGCTGTTACTAGTACCGTACTTCTCAGCAATTCGAATGTATTCATCATTGCTAATAGTATCTACAATATCACCATTCAGCTTATTGTACAAGTACATTGTTCGACCGTCCCGAGCATCTTTTGTGGTGACCTTATCTTTTGACTTTGAGAAGTCCCAGATATGAATTACGCCACCATTGACACTGCTTGGCGATTCAACAAAGAAAAGCATATCAGCGTTTGAACATTTTTTATACTGACTTGGGTTAATCGAAAAGGAGTTTTCTTTATGCCAAGGCATCTGTGTTTTCACTTCACAGAATTTACCATCAACAACAAGGTCTTTTTTTGGATCATATTTATCATATGACATTTCTACTTTGTGACCTTGTGCTTCAAGATAACGCAGAACAAGACGTTCACCTAGCATACCAAGACTATCTCTTTTATCATTAGCATTCATTATACATATTCCTTTTTCAGTTTAACAAGTTTCATGCCATAGTTATTGACACCAGATGAAATAGTAACATCACCTCTCATCTTTAATTTATTCTTCTTGAATGGACTATAATCAACATAGTGATGCCAGCGCCCATACTTCCATACAACTCTAGCAACATCTGGATGCATGTCAACCAGCATTTGTGATTTGTTGATAGTGCCTGTATGATTCATTGTGCCTTCACGCCATTGCTCTTTGTCTTGAACGCCTTCAGCATGATAAAACTCTTCAGTGTTACCTCCTTTCAAAGTTTGTGTAGCAGCTTTGCCTTGCAAGAATGCATTGAATTGTACAGTGCAATCACCGTCTTTCAATACACGCAAGCAGATATCAGTGTCCTCATTGTATCGTCCACGCCAGCGGTGCTTACAAGTATTCTCAATCAACAGACAAGAATAAATGCGAGTGTTCGCCACAAACGGTGGATATTTGTCACTGCGAGGTGCAATGAAAAAGCGATACTGAGGACCAGCAATAGGAACATTCTCATAGCGATCTACAAAATCTTCCATGACTTTGAAGCCGACGCCAGAATCTACACGAATACGCTCATTCAGATGGTAACGGTAGAAGTCGGTGATATTATCATCTAATACCCAGTGACGTTTTGCACCCAGAGTTATTGAATGATCCCAGGACCAGTTCCTCGCACGGCCTGGGCCGTCTCCATGATTGCTAAACGGGGCAACTAGAAGTGTGACATACTCACGAATATTAAAGTTATCCAGAGCGGCCTCATAGTTCTTCAAATCTTGTGGCTCAATAACAATATAGTGAGGCACTTTTATTCGAGCAAGAGACCGAGAGGTAAACATAGATTCATGTCTACCTTTCGATACAATGTAAACTGGATACTGAGGATTAGTGTAATTAATCTTCATTGACTTCTTGATACCTCTTTAACATATTGTCATCTTTACCCAATTTAGGATACCAAGTAGACTTTGTTTTTGGTGTAAGAATTTGTTCAATCTTATTTGCAAACTCATCATAGTCTTCTTGATTGCGAAAATGGACATAGACAGTCTTATAAGGCTTTGTGTCGCTATGCTCATATTCTGGCATATCTTTCCAGTGCATACGCCAGTCATTAACTTTATCTGTGCCAAAAGAAGCATTCTCTTCGATAAAATCAGAAAGAGGATTATGTTCTTCTTCTGTTTCGACACTCTTATCAATAAAGTTATCGTATTCAGTCGATTCTTTTACTTCAGTCATTAGGTACCGCTCACAATAATTTTCAAATCAGGCTCACTGTAGTTAGGGCCTTTCATAATCTTACCATCTTCACGATAGATTGGTTTGCCGTCTTTGTCAAGCTTTGACATGTTACTGCGGTGAACTTCATTGAAACAAACATCAAGATTGATGCCAAATGCTGCACCTGCACCATAGACAACATAGAGAATATCAGTCAGCGCATCAGCAACTTCTACCAAGTCTTCATCAGCGATTGCTTCTTTCAGTTCATTCAACTCTTCTTCAATTAAGTCAACTCGCAAGTGAGTAGTTGTAGCATCAGGAAATTCTGCTTTGCGCTTCACCTCTTGACCATAGGTGTTCATAAACTGAATTACTTTTTCAAAGTTAGTTACAGGGATCATTTTTTACTCCTATCTACCATAAAACATTGTTGGACCAACATAGCTCGCATCAAAAAGATACCAGCAACAATTATCTTTACCTACAGATTTACTATCTTCAATCCATTTAACTCTACCAATACTCACAATCTTTTTTGCAAATGACATATATTCAGCACTTTGCTTTGTATGCATCCAATCTGCATCAAAAAGCAACCAAGTAGGGATTTTCTTTTTGATTGCAAAATATTCAATAAAAGGATGAAGAACTTTTCTATCCCAAGGAGGATTTGTAATGATATATTCTCCTTGTGGCTCTACATCTTTAAAGTCTTTTTGAATAATATCATCCCGCCTAGGTTCAATATCATATTTGTCTACTGCAATATGACCGAGACTTGCCAAGTGATCAACTAATCTTCCATCACCAGCACACGGTTCGAGGTTCTACCGCCGCAAATGGTGTGGGGTAGAAGTCTCTAGGTTTTCTCTCGAAGTCTGAACGCTTACCCATTTGAAATATGACTAAAGTTTTTCACCTTCTCAAATTTGATTGTGCTTCTAAACTTGTCTGCGAGTGCATCCTGTTTATGACTAATCACAAATACATTCTCATCACCCAGTGTATTTAGAATCTTTAGGAACTCGTCTGTCCCTGTACCGTCCAGAGAACTATCAAAGATTTCATCCAGTATCAACAGATTCGTGTTTGTGCTGTTCTTCATCTTTGCAACGGCTCTCCAAGTGAACAGCAGTGCAAGGTCAATACGCATCTTCTCACCTTCACTGAATGATGCATAAGAAAACTCATCACGATATCGTGACTTGATTGTTTCCTCAAAATTTTCATCCAGTGTGAAGTTTACATAGAACTCCATTGATGTAAGATAGGTGTTGATCAACTTGTTCATGATAGGAAGATACTGCTTGATAATCTTGGTCTTAATACCCTGATCAGTCAACATTGCCCTTACCGCTTCACTATAAACTCTCGACTCACGCAACTTACTTTTCTCTTTAGTGACAGATTCAAATTCCTCTTCTAGAACTGTGACCTCTTCGTGGTCTTTTTTGTCAACATGTCCAGATTGCAGATGTTTTATTTCTGCATCTAAAGTTGCATTGAATTTCTGTAATTGGGACATAGAGCTATTTTCTTTTGCAATCTCAACATTGTTTGATTGTATGTTTTGACTAACTTCATTGATTATAGCAACCTTCGCCTTAGTTGCATTCAACTCATCTTGAAGGTCAGTCATTCCCCTCGACAACTTGTCAGCTTCATCCCTTTTCACATTGACCATATCAGATTTGAAAATCTCATCAATATGTTGTTTACATGTAGGACAGTCTTCATTTTTTTCAAAGAAACCAACAAGTCTACTGTGCGCCCTATGTTTTTCTTTGAGTTGGGATTGAATGTCTTTCAGCTTGGTGAACTTCTCTTCAATCTTCGAGGCGTTAGATATCTTCTCATGCATACAATCAATATCATCCTGAAGGTCAGCAATCTTTCGTTTCTTCTTGAATATTTCCTCTTCATTACCGCTAATCAAAGTTGTTTTTTCTTCGATCAACTTTCTTCGATTATCTTGAATGTCTTTGATGTACCTCTTCTTTAACACAAGTTTTTCTTTTGTGATAGATTCCTTATACTCCAACTCTCTATAATCGGTTTCGATTGTTTTTAACTTCTGCTTGAGTATCATATTCATCAAGGAGAAAATCTGAATATCCAAAATCTCTTCAACGACTTCACGCCGATGTCTGGCTTTTAGTTGCATAAAAGGAATAAATGTAGATGAGCCAAGAATGACAACCTGTGTGAAACTACGATAGTTCAGTTTTAGGATTTGTTGCTCTAGGTATTTTTGGTAATCTCTCACATTGGCATCTTGATTGTACATCTTGCCACCAATATAAATCTCAAATACATTTGGCTTGATGCCACGAATAACTTTTATATCCTTACCACCAACGGTAAACTCAACCTCTACAAGACAATTAGACGCATTGACAGAGTTGAGAAGTTGTGGCTTGTTGATATTACGAAAGGGTTTACCAAACAAACCAAAACACAATGCATCAAGAATAGTTGACTTACCAGCGCCATTTTCTCCGATAATCAATGTCGTAGAGTTTCTATCTAGTTGTATTTCAGTGAAGTTATTACCAGTTGATAAAAAGTTCTTCCACCTAACATAATTAAAATGAATCAAATCTCTAAATCCTGTGCTTCAATATATAATTCTCTTGTCGTATTCTTGAGTCTATCTTTACTTAGGTCAATCGGTAGGTCATCAATATAGCGTTCAAGCAAGGTCATAGTGTCCTCGGTATTCTCAACAATATCATCAGAGACATTGCTTGCATCCAACTCTGAGAAATCTTCAATAATCTTGACCTCATGACAATCAGCCTGTAACAACCTATCAACAAATTTATCGAACTGATAAAGGTCTTTCTTATTGACCACAACCAATTTCACATATTTATTTTTATACGCCGACATATCATGATTATCGTCAAAAATGGACACCGTATCATCATAGTAAATCTTAGAGTAAATAGTAAGAGGATTGACAATCCGTTCTAGCTCTCTCTTCTCTGTATCAAACACATGAAACCCTTTAGGATCATTCCAATCATTCCAGTAGATTTCATATGGTGTGCCAAGATAGAATATTTGACCGTCATCTGATTTGTGGTGATAATGACCACTCATCACCATATCAAATCTTTTAAATTCTTGTCTGTCCCAACCATGATCCATGACTAAACCTCTCTGCATCTCAAAACCATTCAACTCTAAATGGCCCATGCAGATTTGAGCATCAGATGTTTGTAACATCTTCATCGTGTGAGACATATTCTCAGTATTAATCCAAGGAACAAATAGAATTCTACATCCATCAAACTCAACTTCAGTTGATTTCTCATAAACCGTAATATTGTTGTGTCTGCCGTCCACGAGTTCCTGTAGTGAGTTCACCTCGTTGGTATTCTTGTAGAAGGTGTCATGGTTTCCAACAAGCATATGAAAGTTTATGCCTTCAAACTTATCAATAAACCGCTCACGGAAATCTTTCGCAATACGATAGGACACATATTTCCTTCTATCCATCACATCACCGAGATGAACAACATCGGTTATGTTGTGTTCCTTTAGATATGGGAAAAACTGGTTCTCATAAAACTCAAAAAAGTATTCGTTAAAGTTTTGATTGTCATTCCTAGCGCCGAAGTGAGTGTCGGTGATTAGAGCTACTTTCAATCTTTTTTCTCCATGAAGACTTCTAGTCCTTTTTTCTTACCAGAGTCTTCTTTTTTCTTGGGTTTATAAACATCTTCCTCTGGCAAGAATGCAGCTAAGTCAATCCCCTCAACATGATAAACGCTATTATCACCTTCCATAGTTGTGAAAGAAGTATAAGCCTCTCTCTCAATCATTTTATTCTTTACATGACTTTGCTTTTTCTCTTTTGCAATTCTTCTTAAAAATGCATAATAGATTATCTGAGTGAAGTATGCAAAAGGGTTTTTTGATTTTTCTGGATTGAAATTTTTTACATATTGTAGACAATTCTCAATACCGTCTGAAATCATTTCATCTCTGTAAGTATAGTTTATGAAATTTGGTCTATATGATAAATGAGTTGCGATTTTTAAAAAACACTCACCAATATAATTTGTAACAGGAGGAGACTGCTTTCCAGCATCTTCTGCGATAGCGCACTTCTCTCTCCACTCAATCATTGCTTGTAAAAAAACTTTGTTGTCTACATAATGAACACTTTTTTTCTTTGCCATTTAAATCTCCAATCACATAATAAATAATAAACAAATATATACATAATGTCAATACCCATTTATTTCTTTCATTGGAGTATTGACAAGTAGTGAAAAACCGTGTACTTTAAGTATGTGCCTGGGTCAATGAATAAGTTTAGAACCTGTTTCGGTTCCTTCTAATAGTTCATCATACATATCTTCATCATCTGGGTCATCGTCATCTGGAGATAGAATATCTTCATTCTCCCAATCCTCATCTATTTTTCTAATCACATGCTCATAGTATCTAGCTAATCCAGTTGATGCATCGGCGATTAGTATGCAATGACTTTTATTAATCTCAAAATATCTCTGCTCAGAAAAATGTTGCAACCATGGCTTGAGATTTAAGATTTCATTAATCTGTCCATCTGATCTTAATTTAGGAATTACATCCATTTTTAGTGGATTCGACACTTCATAATTGTCTACTGTTTCACCACTTATTTCACAGATAATCATTTCATTGTTGGCAAACTTTAGAATCTTGTAATTTTCTAGATTCATTTTAATTTTATCCTATCTATTTTATAATCAAATTTTTGCTCACTATAGATATTTATGCGTTCTTTAAAATGTCTTAGGGTGAAATTGAGTTTAGAATCGATGGAGAGATCGTCGGAGATATCAAAGACTTTGAGACTTTGGCTTTTGTCTCCAAGGCGCAAGCCACGCCCAAGGGATTGGAGCACTCTGATTTTGCTTTTTGAGGGACTGGCGAACACGATGTTACTAATGTTCCTAATGTTAATACCAGTGCTAAAAGTGCCGTAACTGGCGACAATAATTGAATTTGTTTCATTTTCTACAATCTCTCTAATTTGTTCTCTAGTGTCTGTGTCTACTCCACCATACACAAAGAATACTTTTCTATCTTTGTATTTTTCTTCTATAATACTATATAGTGGTTTACCATGTTTCTCTACAAACTGAAATAAACAGAGGGTATTACCAGTGCAATGGCCCACAAGATTGCTGAGAAATATATTCCTTTCAACCTTAGTGACGATGTATTCCAATTCTGATCCATAGTCGAACTCCTTTACTATTTGCCTATCCTCATCGGGATATTTTAAAACTATACAATTAATTTTTAAATTTGATAGCGTTTTATTATCAATCAATTCTTTTGTTGTGACAACATATTTTGCTTTACCAAACAATCCTTCTAATACTAATCTATTCGTTTGAGTTCCATCCAATGTCCCTGTCAACCCAAAACGATATTTGCAAGTGTCAAGTTTTGTCATAACACCTGTCAAAGACTTTGCTTTGAACAGATGAGCTTCATCTCCAAACACCGCACCAAACTGTCTAAAGTATGGTCTTGGCATTCTGTGAATAGATTGCCAAGTTGATATGACAACATCTTTTTCAACTTTTTTATCATGACCTTGATATATTTTTTGACAGTATGTTCCAGAACTCCAACCATAATCCTCAAAGTCTTTATACATCTGTTCGACAAGCGAAGTGGTTGGAACTAATATTAAAGTTTTCAGTTCCATCATTTGGTAGTATCGAACAAGACAATATATTATTAATGACTTACCCGAAGCAGTAGGAGAAATAAGCAAAGAACGATCTGTGGCAATAGCATGGGCAATGGCATCAATTTGGTAATCTCGTACTTTAATTCTTCGTCCATTGAGAGTGGGTCTAAGCCCTCGCACAAACCCTTGCACCACACTTCTGGCCACCGCTCTTTCACTTCTGAGTCCGTCTTCCAATTCATAATATTCACCATTATTTTGTAAGTACTCTTCTATATAGGGAAGCAGTCCTCTGTATATTTCACCTGTGACAATATTGTATAATCGAATCTTACCATCCCAAGTTTTATTCCTATATGCAGGCATATACTTGAAGCCTGGAACTTCAAAGGTAAAGAAATCATTCACCTCCGCTGCAAGTGATGGTTCAATATCTATTATTTTTATGTAGACCTCATTCTTTTTAGATATACGCATTTTGTAATGTGTGAGGCTCACCGTAATGACCTCTTACCAATATGTTCCATGCAATACTTATTCGTTCATTCGGAGTAGAAGGAACCCAATGCATCAACCATGATGGGAAAATAAATGATGTGTCAACAACAGAGTTAAACTGTATCATTCCAGAGTTGTCCCAGTTTGGTGTATTTCTTGGTTTTAAAATATTTGCGGCCGGTCTAGGATCAAAAAACTGTATTGGAGAGCCTCCCTTCAAATAGTATACACCAGACAATGTATTATTAGAGTGTGTATGAGGTGGATGGGTTTGTCCCTCTTCTAATATATTACTCCACATATTAGTAATTTCAATTTTATCGAACTCGTATCCACCATCTTCAAGTATTTTTTCTGTTACTACTTTAATATTATCAGAGAGTGGTCTAAAGTAAGAAATTTTATGTAAAGTGTCATCTTTTGCCTTCTTGTAATGCGTTTGATTTACCTTTTGAATATAACTTCTCATCATCATCTGGTCATGATCACTAATATTCATTTTAGCTTCATGAACAGAGGTAGGAAAACATTTCCAAGTTTTTACATTATCCATGTTACGATACTCCATCTTTCACCATCAGTGACTTTTTTCACCTCATGTGGAAACATAAAATTAGACGGAAAAATTATTGCTGAACCTTTTTTTGTTACATACTCTTTATCAGCGACGATAAAGTGGCCACCCTTATAATCATCGTTTAAAAACAAGATCACTGAACATTGAGGGTAACCATATTGCTGACCGTGAGAATGGTGTATATTGTCAACATGGGGAGACATAAAACCACCAACACCATACCTATTAATACGAAAGTTAGTATGATGTATACAACTAAAATTTTTATGCTCCTCTGCATAATTGTTTATTACCTTTAGCACTGACTTTTTTAAAATTGGATATGGACGATTTAACTCCTCAACCCAAACCTCATCCATCTTAACTCTTTCTTCACTATTCTTTATCACCCCACTATCATTTTCATACTTTGATGGACTCCAAGACCAAGGATATTTAAATACATCATCACATAAGTCATTTGAGATTATATTCTCATAATAACCAATCCACTTGTCTAGCATCAAAAACCTCCAGCCACAAATTTCTTCCAATCTTGAGCGTTACGAATATCCCATCCTCTGTTATCTATAGACTTTATCACACCATCTATAAACTCAACTATTGACTCATAGTATACAACCTTCTTCTCAAGTTCAATAATATCGTCATCAGAATTGATATACATCTGAAGGTCAGTTTTCAGAACCTTCAAGTCAAATGGTTTGGCAGCATAAATTTTCGCATCGGACTTACCACCGTAATATTCCCACTTCTCTCGGTATAATCGTTTGTGGTCAGCTTTACACTGAAACATGAGAAGTTTGTATTTGGTTTTATACTCTAACCATTTTGGTTTGATGATTTGATTTTTGTAGGATTGTTGGTGTAGGTCTTCATCATCTAATATAATAAGGTCTTCTTTGGCTTCCGCCTGCAACTCACTTAACTTATCCATTTATTCTCCATTATAATTTTCTTATACTGCTACGGCGCTTAAAGCACCACCATTAGCAACAACAATTCTATATTCTGTACCATCAGGTGATGTTAGTATTACTCCTGCTGAATTTCCTGTTCCTACTTTTGCATCACCAGTAACAGTAACTCCTGTACTAGTAGTGGTAAATCTTTCAGTACCATTATGAAATATTTGCACAGCATTATTAACATTACATTCAATATACCTTTCACTACTATCCTCTCTTGCAAGTTTTATTACATCACCACGAATCCTTAAATCACCACCACTATTTTTCATAAAGGTATGAGAACCCCCATGCCATATCTCAAAATCTTTATTACTTCCAAA